GAGGCTGTTAAATCATCTACGCCTGCACCTTGTCGGCAAAAAATTAAAGAAGCACTAAAGGTTATTATGTCTGGAACAGAGAAAGATGTAAACAATTTTATTCAAGAGTTTCGTGATGAGTTTATGAACTTGTCACCAGAAGAGATTGCATTTCCTCGTTCTGTGAATGGTATTGACAAATGGAGTGATAGTTCTGGTATTTTCAAGAAGGGCGCTCCTCAACACATTAAAGGTGTAATTCTTTACAATCACTTTCTCAGAAAACAAAAACTTACAGGAAAGTATCCACTGGTTCAAGAGGGCGAGAAGATTAAGTTTCTGAATATGAGAACACCAAATCATATGCAATCTGGTGTTATTTCTTTTATGACAAAATTACCAAAAGAACTTGACATTCACAAGTATTTGGATTATGATACACAGTTTGAAAAGGCCTTTGTTGAGCCTCTGACTTTTATATGCAACCAAATTGGTTGGAAGATTGACCGTTCTTATGGAACACAAACCACACTTGAGGATTTTTTTGGATGATATTGAATCGTAATGACGCTCTCTATGCAGCAAATATATTTGTAGATTACTTTTCTAGCTTTGGTAGGATTGATGACTACCTTAGAAAAGTTAAACTTGAGCGTATGGGCAATTATCCTACATCTTTGCCAGGATTGGGGCCTGAAGATGATATGTTTGATAATTTTGATATGCATCCAAATGATATGGAGTTTGAGTGTAAAGAAGTATCCAATGAGATATTTGTGAACTATCTAGAGATTGTAACATCACACGCAGTAGAAGTATCAGTGCCAGGCAAATCTATCAAATGGGTGGTGTATGAAAAGAACACAGGAAAAATTGCTGGGTTTATTCGTTTGGGTTCACCAACAATTAACTCAAAACCTCGTAATAACTTTTTAGGTAAACCACTCAACACATTAGACCCAGCAACAATGAAAAGGTTTAATGATTCTGCTATCATGGGATTTATCATTGTTCCAACTCAACCATTTGGTTTTAACTATCTTGGTGGTAAACTACTTGCATCTATTTGTTGTTCTCATCTAACGAAAGACACACTTGATAAAAAGTATGGTGGGCCATTCGCAATGTTTGAGACTACCTCTCTTTATGGGTCTAGCAAGAGTAGTTCGCAATATGATGGCATGAAACCATTCCTACGTTACAAAGGAAACACCGTATCAGACTTTGCTCCTCTTATTAATGATGATAATTTTCATCGTCTAAATGATTGGTTCAAAGAACGTAATGGTGAACCTCTGATTGACCCCTCTGCTAGTTCTAGAAAACTCAAGACACAAACTAAGATGATCTCTATTATCAAAGCATCTCTTAAAAATACTGAACCAGAAGAATATAAAAAGTTTGTGCAGACATTCTTAGATGCAAAAGGTTTGACAGAAAAGAAACGTGCATATATGTCTGACTTTGGTTTTGAGAATGTCAAAGAATACTTAAACCTAGAAACTGATACACTTATCAAGAAAGAGAATTACGATAGATATAGTTTTGATGGTGTAGTAGATTGGTGGAAGTCTAAGGCATCTAAGAGATATGAATCACTCAAGGCTGATGGTAGATTGAGAACTGAACTTGAGACATGGAACAATAACGCTGATATTGAGATTATCAGATGATTTATAACGAAGAAAATTTAGAAAAAGTATCGGAGGCAATATTAAATAATCTAACTCCAGATTTGATACCAGTAAAATGGCGACAGAGAAATTCTATCAATCCTATGTTTGGGCATTGTCACACTGCATCTGCTTGTCTACAAAAAGTTTTCGGAACAAAAGAATTGAAACTTTATCGTGCTCAAGATTGGGCTGATATTTGGCATTGGTGGGCAGTCGATAACAATGGAAAGATTATTGATTTGACAGCAGATCAATATTACTCTATGGGAAAAGAACCCCCATATGATGTTGGTGAAAAGGCATCTATGTTGGGATTTTCCTATAGAACTAGAACGCTAGAATTGCTAGAAAGAGTCAAAAAAGAACTTGACATATAATCAATTTTGGTATACTATATAGCATGATAAGAAATTCCATAGGAAACCCTTATCATTAACATCAAGTGGCCATAGGCCGAAGGAAACAAAAAAATGAACTATCAAGATCCAAATGTTCGCATTTTTGCGAATCGCACAGTAAACATAAAAGAATACTATATTAACTTCCCACCAGAGGGTTCTGTCGTAATCCAGAAACAAAAAAACGCATCCTTTGTAAAATATGGTTGGTTGGATATTAGTGGGTATACGCTTGACGATTCTAGATTAAACAACATTGCTGTTCGAGCAAATCAAAACATGGGCGATAGACACCATGAGATTGCTCATAGTTATGATGTAGAAGGTTGGGATTGTGGACAATTCCCGCCAATTGTATCTACTACTACTTCTCTTCCCAAAGATGGACGAAATCGTATTCGTGCCGCTCTCTTGAGAAAAGAGACATCTATTCCATGTGTATATTATAGTTATGAAGAAGAAGATACAGCAAAAAGTGAAGTTACTAATGGTTTGTTGGCAAACAAACATAAATCACAAAGGTCAGCTGAGTTTTATGATTTTGTAAACGGCGGTGTAGAAATTATCCAACGTGGAGAAATGCCAAACACTTTAGCCGCAATTGAAAAATGGTTATATAACGATGTTGATATTGAATACTTTTACAGCAGCGTAGGTGGAACTATCACAAAAATTGCAAAAGCTATTAGTGAGAGAGCAGAACGATTGAAAGATGGCCACTTAGTCATATTGCGTGAAAGAGATGATTGGCTTGAATGGTTAAAAACATCAATTGATAAAAACTCTGTTTATTATCGTAACCAATATAACATTCAAGGGATTGATGATATTCATGTCTTTATTGAATCTGGTGGTTCACGAGATGAACAGGCATGGATGAGACATATTTTGCCAAGAGCTTCACAAAATAAAGTTACAAATATTGCTCTTTGGACAAAAGAAATCTTTCCAGAAGATGCTGCTAAAAAACATAAAGCTTTTGAAGAGTCTTTAACTCGGTTTCATCGTCAAACATTTGCGATGGTTAATAAAGAAATTGATGGCATTACACTCAATACTCCTTTAGTTTCTGATATGTGGAATATTGTTGGTGTAATCCCACAAATACTAAATGACCAACATCAAGAACTTTTGGAGAATCATAAACTAGCTTCTGTTAATGATTTTCCGACAATGTTAGACAAAGTATTGAAAATAGCATAAGAGGATAATATGAAAAACAAAATCGTAACTCTCGTAATGAGTAACGGTGCAGAGATCATCGGCAAGTTTATTGCCGATGATTTCAATAGCATCACAATTTATAAACCAAGAATGGTACAAGCATCTCAACAAGGGGTGGGGCTTGTCAACGGAATAACCATGACAGGAGTTGAGCCGAAGGGTGACTTCCAGTTTCCTAAATCTTCAGTAATGTTTATGATTGAAACAGTTGAAGAACTTGCTGCAGGATGGACTCAACAAACGAGTGGTATTGCAGTTCCAACAAAGAGTGGACTGATAAAGTAATGGACAATTTTATTCAAGTGTATGATGATGTGATTGGTGTTGACTTGTGCAAACAACTCATTGCCATGTTTGAAGAATGTGAACATCAACATGAGAATATTTCGTTGCAAGGCCATCGTTCATTTACTCAGATTACTCTTCAGAATCACAGTGATTGGAAGCCATTTTCTGAAGCATTACAACCAGTATTCTTTCAGTATGTATCTAAATACTGTAAAGATGCAAACGTAACAGATACTATGTTTCCAGAAAAATTCGCTTTCGAGCAATTTAGATTAAAACGGTACTTACCAAATGACTTTGACCAATTCAAGGATCATGTTGATGTTGGTAATTACAATTCTGCTCGTAGGTTCTTGGTATTCTTTTTATACCTTGATGACAATGAAGCAGGACATACTACATTCCCACAGTGGGATATTGCAGTACAACCAAAGGCTGGTAGGATGTTGATGTTTCCCCCAATGTGGACACATCTTCATGCTGGAACGAAACCAGTAGAGAAACCTAAGTATATCATAGGAAGTTATTTACATTATGTCTGATATTCGTGACAAATATACATTCGTAGAAAACAAAGATAAGAAGTGGCAGTGTATTGGACTTACTGCTAAGGCTGGTAAGTATCAAGGCCTCGTCTACCAATATGGAGAAGTCAGAGTAATTGAGAATGAAGAAAAGACATCTGCCTCTTTACAATTCGACTTTGATGTGGTAGACTCTAATGGACTACCAGAAGAAATGCTAGATGATGATCTCTATGAATTAATGGGAGACATTCTAGCAGATATAATTGAACAACAGATAGCAGGGGATGCACTACAATATGTCAACACAGACGATTGAACGAACCACACTTAGTAACTTAGTATATAATGAACCTTATGCAAGAAAGGTATTGCCTTTTATAAAACCAGAATATTTCGGTAATCGTCACGAAAGAGTTGTATTTGAAGAAATCAACAAGTTCATGGAGAAGTATGGTAATCAACCTACCAAAGAAGCTCTCTCTATAGAACTTGATAACAGGAAGGACTTGACTGACGAAGAGTTCAAGTCAGTTCTAACTATTGTCGAAACACTATCTGATGCACAGGTTGATATGCAATGGTTAGTGGATACGACAGAAAAGTTTTGTAAGGATAAAGCAGTCTACAATGCTATCCTAAACGGTATTCAGATTATTGAGGGGAAAGATAAAGAACATACCGCTGAAGCAATACCGTCCATTTTATCTGAAGCACTTGCAGTTGCATTTGATCAGAATGTTGGACACGACTATGTAGAAGATGGTGAGAACCGATATGAGTTCTACCATAAGAAAGAAGAAAAACTAGAGTTCGATCTTGAGTACTTCAACAAGATTACCAAGGGCGGACTACCACAGAAAACTTTGAACATTGCACTTGCTGGAACAGGTGTTGGTAAATCGTTGTTCATGTGTCACATGGCTGCGTCAACACTTATGCAAGGAAAGAATGTTCTATACATTACTTTGGAGATGGCAGAAGAACGGATTGCAGAAAGAATTGATGCGAATCTAATGAACATTACTATGGATGACTTACACGAGTTGCCTAAGAAAATGTTTACTGATCGCCTCTCCAAAATTCAAACAAAGACCAACGGAAAGTTAATTATCAAAGAATATCCAACTGCATCTGCTCATACTGGACATTTTAGAAGTTTGATTAAAGAACTGGCACTAAAGAAATCATTTAGACCAGACGTTATCTTTATCGACTATCTGAACATCTGTTCATCTTCACGATTTAAGGGGAATGCAAATGTTGGATCATATTTTTATATCAAAGCGATTGCAGAGGAACTTAGGGGCCTTGCAGTTGAAAATAATGTACCAATTATGTCGGCAACACAAACGACTAGAGGTGGATACTCCAATTCAGATGTTGGTTTGGAAGATACATCAGAAAGTTTTGGTTTGCCTGCTACGGCTGACCTCATGTTTGCCCTCATCTCGACAGAAGAACTAGAATCTCTAAACCAGATAATGGTAAAACAGTTGAAAAACCGATATAATGATCCTGGCGCTAACAAAAGATTTGTTATCGGTATTGACAGGGCGAGAATGAAACTATATGATTGCGAACAGGAAGCACAAAATGACATTATTGACAGTGGACAGGAAGATGACACCCCAGCATTTGATAAAACGACTTTCGGATTGGGTCTTGGAAAGAGCAAGACTTATGAGAAATTTGAGGATATCAAAGTATAAAAAACCAAAGTACTTTGTAAATAAAAATGGTATGTGGTGGGAAGTTGTTGAATTTCCTACAAACGACATTATACGCTCCTTTTCTAATAAAAGAGAAGCAGAGATGTTGTCAGAACAAATGACTAAGAATCCACCTTTTGGCGAAAGAACAATACCAAAGTTCTTAAAAGGTAAGAGTATTGACATTTCTGAATAATTGTGTTATTATAAATAGTAATGAAGAAACTATTTGTATGAATGGACACAGTGTAAATGTTAAACTTTTCAGGCTTTCTTGCCGAAGATAAAGGTGGGAAGAATCTACACCTAGAACATATCGAAGATGAAATTCTAAATTTCGGAATTGATGGCGGCCGTGCTTCCATCAATTTTGTTCGTTCTCTTAGAGATATGTTAGCAGGTGCATCTCGTTCATCTGTAAATATGACTGTCAAGTGGGATGGAGCTCCAGCAATCTTTGCTGGTATCGACCCAGAAGATGGTAAGTTCTTTGTTGCAAAGAAATCAGTTTTCAACGTAAATCCAAAACTATACAAATCTTCTTCAGAAGTTGACGCAGACGTTTCTGGTGCATTGAACTCTAAGTTCAAGACTGCACTTACAGAGTTTTCTAAGTTGGGTATAACAGGTGTGCTTCAAGGAGACTTGATGTTCACTGACGATGTTGATACCACAACAATTGATGGTAAATCATTTTATACATTTCAACCAAACACAATCGTATATGCAGTTGATGTAAACTCAGACTTGGGTAAACAAATCAAGAATGCAAAGATTGGTGTAGTGTGGCACACCACATATTCTGGAAATGCACTACAAGATATGAAAGCATCATTTGGTGCAAACATCAGTGGATTAAATAAAACATCTACAGTTTGGATGGATGATGCCACTTATAAAGATGTATCTGGTAAAGCTACAATGACTGCCGCAGAAACCGAAAAGGTTACTGCATCACTATCTTCTGCTGGTTCTACATTCAGAACAATTAACTCTGCACTACTTACAAAGTTCCTTACACTACAAAATGGATTCACTGGTAATCTTGCTGGTGCATCTCTAAAAACTTACAACAATAGTAAGGTAAGACAAGGACAAAAGATTACTAATGCAAAGGCTCATGCTACTGGTTATCTGACATGGGTTGAAGATGCATTTCAAAAACAAATTGATAAACTCAAGACACCTAAGAATAAAGAAGTACTTGAAGTAAAGAAAAAAGAAACTATTCGTGAATTAAAGAAACACACTACTAATCTTGCAAATATTATCACATTTCAGAATCACATTGTTGATGCAAAGATGGGTATCGTAAGTAAACTAAATACTGTTAAGAGCATTGGAACTTTTATTAAAACTTCTAATGGATTTAAAGTTGTTAATCCAGAAGGATATGTTGCTATTGATAGGGTTTCTGGAAATGCAGTCAAATTAGTAGATAGAATGGAATTTAGTTTTAATAACTTTACTGCGATTAAAAGTTGGGATAAGTAGATGAAGAAGTTTTCAGAAATAAGAGAGGCTCGTGGTGATACTTGTGTATTTACCTTTGGTAGATTCAATCCACCAACGACAGGACACGAAAAACTATTAGACGCTGTTGCGACACAGGCAAAGAAGAACCCTGGCGCACCTTACTATGTGTTTGCTTCTCATTCTGAAAATCCAAAAAAAGATCCTCTTCCATATGCAAA